GCCGTCGACGTCACCCGGTGCGCTTCACGTTAGCTTTCCCGACGGGGCGGTTATCGAGTACGAGCCCGGGAGCGGGTCGCTGACGGCAACCGGCATCAAAACGGCAGCCATCACCGCATCGGAATCACTGAGCGCGACCGTACCGGTGGTGCTCGTGAAATCCGCGACCCGCATCACGCTTGATACACCCGAAGTGGTGTGTACCAACAAGTTAATTACCGCCTCGCTTGAGGTGCAAAAGGGCGGAGTAATGGCCGGAAATATCCAACACTCCGGCGGTCAATTCACCTCCAACGGGGTACAGGTGGACAACCATGCCCACGGCAGTGTGCAAAGCGGCGGAAGCTGGACTAAGGGGACGCAATGACGGTGCGCTACACGGGAATGAACAGTCAAACCGGGCTCAGCATTTCAGAGGCTGAACACATCAGGCAAAGCGTGCGCGACATTCTGGTGACGCCCGTTGGCTCGCGGGTCATGCGTCGGGAGTACGGCTCCTTGCTGGCGGCGATGATCGACCGGCCCCAGAGTCCGGCGCTGCGCCTGCAAATTATGGCCGCCTGTTACTCCGCGATCCAGAAGTGGGAACCGCGGATGACTCTGACGGCAATCGCGTTCGAACGCTCGGAGAATGACGGGACGTTGTATGTCGATATCACCGGCACGCGACCAACGTCCGATCGCTCCTTTTCTATCACCATTTCACTGAGTTAAACCCTATGGCTATTGTTGATCTAAGCCAGCTCGCCGCGCCTGATGTCGTGGAGGAGGTGGATTATGAGACGCTGCTGGCAGAACGTAAGGCCACCTTTGTCTCGCTCTATCCTGAGGCGGAGCAAGAGGCGATCGCACGCACGCTGACCTCAGAGTCAGAGCCGATTGTGAAGCTGCTGCAGGAAAACGCGTATCGGGAAGTTATCTGGCGCCAGCGCGTTAACGAGGCCGCGCGTGCGGTCATGCTGGCCTACGCTGCGGGCAGCGATCTCGACCAGATTGGGGCAAACGCTAACCTTGAGCGTCTGGTGATTACGCCCGCCGACGACACCACGTTCCCGCCAACGCCTGCGGTCATGGAATCCGATACCGACTTTCGTCTGCGCATCCAGCAGGCGCCGGAAGGGCTAAGCGTGGCAGGCTCGACAGGGGCGTATCAGTTCCATGGCCGCAGCGCGGATGGGCGGGTGGCGGACATTTCCGTTATCAGCCCGCAGCCTGCGAACGTCACGGTTTCCGTACTCTCCCGGGAGAATAACGGTGTGGCATCAGAAGAGTTGCTCACCATCGTTCGCAGTGCGCTGAACGATGAGGACGTCAGGCCCGTCGCTGACCGCGTGACCGTCCAGTCGGCCAACATTGTCGACTACAGCATTGTGGCCTCGCTGTTCTTATTCCCTGGCCCTGAAAGTGAACCCGTGCTCAACGCGGCCAGAGCCCGGCTGCAGGCCTATATCACGGCGCAGCACCGGCTGGGGCGCGATATCCGCAAGTCTGCTATTTACGCCGCACTTCATGTGGAAGGGGTGCAGCGTGTGGAGCTGACCGCGCCGGCAGCCGATATCGTGCTCGATGAGACGCAGGCCTCATGGTGCAGCCAGTACAGCGTAACCGTGGGGGGGAACGATGAGTGATACCCGTCTTCTGCCGGTTGGTTCGTCGCCTCTTGAGGTGGCGGCCGCGCGCGCCTGCGCGGAGATCGAAAAAACGCCGGTGCCGCTGCGCCATCTCTGGAGCGCAGATACCTGCCCGGCAAACTTGCTGCCGTGGCTGGCCTGGGCGTTCTCAGTTGACCGCTGGGATGA